ACTTTGAAAACGAGGCTGGAGTAGAGGCACCAGGTGTATCACTCTTTATTAATGGGAATATAGTTCGTAATGGATACTTACTTGGTAATGAATGGAATATGATAGGTGTTCAGATGGCAGAACCTCTAAATATGGATAGTTTTTCTGGATTTGTAGATATTTCTGGTAATATTGGGGTAGATTTAGTTTCAAGTTATAAGATTGCTCCAGATAAGACTGGTGTTACAACAAAGTTTAGAACGTGGGCAGAGCTAGAAAGCATTCTTGATGACGAAGGTATCAACCCAGCTACATGGGGGAACTTCCTATCTCACGTCCCAGTCATAACATGGGCCAATGTGCTTTACATCCCAACCACTATTCAGTATCTTATTGACATAGCTGGCATATATAAGACTTATATTGGAACAAACAAGTTTATTGTCTCTGATACTAGCAGTTTATTGTTTAATAATTACAAGTATCGAGCATATATTGGTGCAGTTTGGAACTCAAGTGTTGTTTCTCCAGTTTAATGTGGTATAATATTGTTCATGGGTAATAAGAAAGAAAAGCAAGATTTATTCGCAGAAGCACTAGGAAAAGCTAAGCTAACACTAATGCCACAGTCTGGTTATGCCTGGGGCGTATACGTTTGGAAGAAATCAAACGGAAAATGGTTTACCGATGGTAACGGAAATGTTCTAAATGTTCCTGCCAACAAGGGTGACCAGAACCAAATTCAGAAACTTAAAGATGCTGCAAGGCATTATGGAGAGCCAGAGGGAGAGGCAATATTCTTCCCTGGATCAGCAAGAATTACAGATGAAGAGCATAGCGAACAGATGGACAGAATGAAGCAAGGACTAATTCCTTCCATGAATGACGTTGGTGCCCTCATAGCTGCAAAACAGACACTTAACGCATATGGAGATGAAGGCTAATGTCAGAAGCAAATGAATACATCGTTGGAGCCAGACTGGGAGAGACAAAGCCAGAGGTAGATAAGTTTCAGCAACAGGACCCATTTAACAAGTCCTGGGATGACCTCAAAGGACTAAACGGTCTAGATGCAAACTTTAAGCGTAGGGCTACAAGGATTGCCAAGAATGCCGTAGAGCCAACAGACGCTTACCTAAGAAACGCTGGTGCAATTAGAACTGGTGATGGTGCTAGTTCTAAGGAGATTAACCCAGGTGCTGTCTATCACAATGGGTACGGGATGTTTGATGTAATTACCCCACCATGGAATCTCTATGAGCTTGCTAACTTCTACGACACCTCATTTGCAAACCACGCAGCCATTGATGCAAAGGTAGAAAACATTGTAGGTCTAGGCTACGACTTTGAGATTTCTAGACGAGCTATGATGCAGCTAGAGTCAAATACTAATGAGACTGCTGTAGACAAAGCAAGGCGTAGAATTGAAAGAATGAAGATTGAGGTCCGTGACTGGATAGAAGGCCTTAACCAGGATGACTCTCTTACACATATTCTAATGAAGTTCTATACAGATGTGCAGGCTACTGGAAATGGATACCTAGAGATTGGTCGTAAAACAAATGGCGAGATAGGTTATCTAGGACACATCCCTGCTACAACAATGCGTGCCCGCAGACTTCGTGACGGCTATGTTCAGATTATTGGACAGAAGGTTGTCTACTTTAGAAACTTTGGGGCAAGGAACCAGAACCCAGTAACCAATGACCCAAGACCAAATGAGATTTTGCACTACAAGGAGTATTCACCACTAAATACTTTCTATGGTGTTCCAGATATTATGTCTGCCGTTTCCTCACTACACGGCGACCAGCTAGCATCACAGTATAACATTGACTACTTTGGAAACAAGGCAACACCAAGGTATATCGTTACTCTAAAGGGTGCAAAGCTATCTGCAGATGCAGAGGACAAGCTGTTCAGATTCCTACAGACTAACCTGAAGGGTCAGAACCACAGGACACTCTACATCCCACTACCTGGCGATAACGATATGAACAAGGTAGAGTTCGATATGAAGCCAATTGAGAATGGTGTCCAAGAGGCATCGTTTAACGAATACAGGCTTCGTAATAGAGATGACATTCTAGTAGCACATCAGGTTCCTCTATCAAAGATTGGTGGTGCAGACTCTTCTTCTATTGCTTCTGCACTTGCTCAAGATCGGACATTTAAGGAGCAGGTAGCTAGACCAGCACAGACCAACCTTGGCAAGATGATCAACAAGATTATTCGAGAGAAGACAGACATCTTCGAGTTTAAGTTCAACGAGCTTACTCTGACAGATGAGATTGCACAGTCACAGATTCTTGAAAGATATGTTAAGACTCAGGTTATGACACCAAATGAAGCTAGAGAGGCCCTGGGCCTACCACAGCGTAATGGTGGAGATGACGTATTTGAAATGTCTTCTAGACAGTCTACTGATGCACGAGCTAACCTAGCAGGTAATCGTGAAAGAGATGCAGAAAGAGCAAATAATCAGTCAGACGGTGATGCTACGATTAATGGTCGTAATGCCCAAGGGGAAGGAAATGCCTCTAACTAAAATTGTGTTATAATTGTATTACATTTTTGTAACTTTTACACAAAAGGGGTATATAATAAACTAGTATGACTATTTCAAAATCGCAGTTTACAACAGAGGGAGACAATCTCCGTCTGTCGATGCCCTTTTCTAAAGTTGACAAAGAGCGTCGCATCGTTTCGGGTTTTGCTACCCTAGATAATGTAGACCGCCAAGATGATATTGTAACCACGGACGCATCTCTAAAAGCATTCGCTAAGTTCCGTGGAAACATCCGTGAAATGCACCAGCCACTTGCAGTTGGCAAGATGATTGCATTTAAAGAGGATAAGTACTTTGACCCAGAATCCAAGAAGTTTTATTCTGGCGTATACGTATCAGCATATGTTTCAAAGGGTGCACAGGATACTTGGGAAAAGGTCCTGGATGGCACCCTTTCTGGTTTCTCTATTGGAGGAAGAATGAATGACTGGGATGACGCATACGACGAGAAGATGGATAAGTCCATTCGTGTAATTAAGGAGTATGACCTAGTAGAGCTATCGCTAGTAGATACACCAGCCAATCAGTTTGCAAACATCATGTCTATCGAAAAGGTAGACGGCGTTGATGTCGTCAAGGGTGACGTGGCAGACGTTGAGATTGAAAATGTTTTTTGGGATGAAGAGTCTGGAATGGTTCTAATTACTCAGGATGATTCTGCATCTAGTCCGATTAACGGAAATGCGATGAAGAATATAGGTTTCGTTGAAAAGAATGACAACGAGAAATCAGAAATGATAAAGTTCTTAGTTGATAGTGCTAAAGGCATTGATCTTTCTAAGATGAACAAGGAGGTAAGTCCTATGACTGAAGAAAACACAACTCCAGCCGATGAGGCTGTAGTAGAGAAATCAGACGAGGTCGCTCCAGAGGCAGTTGCCGTAGCTGAGGATGCCACAAAGGCAGACGAGGCAGAGGTTGCCAAGACAGATGACATGGATGAAGATGACATGGAGGAGAAGTCCGAAGATATGGACGAGACCGAAGAGAAGTCAGACAACATGGAAGAGGGGGAAGACGACAAGTCCTACGACAAGGAGAAGTCGGATTCCGTTGAGGCATCTGTTGAGACAACTGAAGAGGTATCAAAGTCAGACGATGTATCTGAAGCAGTTTCCGAACTGAAGGATGGAATTACATCAGCCTTTAGCGATCTTTCAGCAGTTGTTAAGTCTCTAAACGAGCAAATTGCTGATCTAAAGAAGTCACTTGATGGAGCCAATGCAGAGATTAAAGCCGTAAAGGACGAAGTCACTGCAGCCAAGAGTGGTCTTGATGAGTTTGGAAAGAGGGTAGACGCTGTAGAAACAGACACCGCTTTCCGCAAATCTGGCGATCTAGGCGAGATCGTGCAGTACCAACCAGAACAGGTTGAAAAATCAATATGGGGCGGACGTTTCCTCAAAACTGCCGACTTATTTAGTTAAGAAACAAATCACTTAGGAGGTGACAAAATGTCGGAAGAGATTATCAAAAACAATCCAGATGCCGCTGGTGCAGACTCAGGTCTATATAACGGTGAGGGTGCATTCGCATCTGGTGGAGTTGGAGGTGTAACCGATCCAGGTGCTAGCACCCTCGGAAACATTCCAACCGCTAGCTTCGGTACAACCACTGGAGCAAATGCTGTAAACCCTTCTGGTGATGCAGGTAGCGGAATCCTACGCCCAGAGCAGGCACAACGTTTCATTGATTACGTTTGGGATGCTACCGTTCTCGCCAAGGATGGCCGTCGTGTTACTATGCGAGCTAACACAATGGAGCTTGAGAAGGTCAATGTAGGTGAGCGTGTAATCCGTGCAGCTGCACAGGCTGATGGTGACTACACAAACACTGGTGCGACATTCAGCAAGGTGGAGCTTACTACAAAGAAGATCCGCTTGGACTGGGAGGTCTCAGCTGAGGCCCTCGAGGACAACGTTGAAGGTGCAGCACTAGAGGATCACCTAGTACGACTGATGACAAATGCTTTTGCAAATGACATCGAGGACCTTGCCATTAATGGTGATGGAGCAACAGGAAACTTCCTGTCCATCATGGATGGTTTCGTAAACAAGGCTAAGACTGGTGGCTACGCCCACGAGTCCGTAGTCACAGTTACTGACAACGCATGGACCCCAGAGGTTATGCAGAATGTTATCCTGGCACTGCCACGTAAGTACCGTGCACTTAAGAACAACCTTAAGTTCTACGTAGGTACAGACGCATTCCAGGGTATTGTCAAGAATAATGGTACACTAGCAGACGCTATTGCTGAGGCCTTCGGATCTCACCCAGGTGCTGCTGGTACAGAGGCTGGACGTGATCGTTACCTAGCAGGTACCGACCAGACATTCGGTGGTGCACGCACTACCCGTGTTCTTGGTGTTCAGGTTCAGGAAGTACCTTACTACCCAGATGGTTACGTTGACCTAACATTCCCACAGAACCGTGTATGGGGATTCCAGCGTGACATCACTGTAAACCGTGAGTACAAGGCAAAGAAGGATACTGTAGAGTACACCGTCTTCGTCCGCTTCGGTATTCAGTGGGAGGAAGAGGACGCAATCGCATATGCTGACGCAGCTGCGGATGCCTAAATCCTAACAATATAAACCCAAAGGGGCAGGGGCTATTCCAGCTCCTGCCCTTTTTAGGTTTTTATTCTGCTATAATATAATAAAGAATCTT